TGAAAACCCATAAAAAATATATCCTTTTTATTATACCAATTATTGTAGTCATCTATTACGTCCTGAAATTCTTCTAATGAATAATTAAAATAAGGATCACAAAATATCAATAGCTCATGTACAGAAAAATCTAATTGTCTATAGTAAGTCAAATATTCATAAATTATGTTTAATCTTTGATTATAACCAATTGTATCTTAATTAATTATAGCTCCTGAATTTTCATCACGATATAAATGTGGATGATCTTTAACTTTTATTAGATTCTTCATTTCAATGCTAACGTTCTTAGATCTCTAATTATTGGATAGTTTGCTTGATTTGTGGATGACATAACAATTTTAATTCTATATCCACTAAAGTCGGGTAAGTCGTTTGCGGTAAATTCATATTCTAAATATTGACCTTTTTCACTTTCCGGAACTCTTACATCAGGTTTACCATTATTTAAAGAAGAATCAATAACTCTTAGTGAACCTTCTGATGTTGATTGCAAATTATCAAATCCAGGGAAAAGTTCAAACTCTTGCTCAATATCAGTAGAATCTTCTCTAATTAAACTATAAAGAACTCTAATATCGGAAGACTCAGGTCTATATGCAGTTAATAGAACTTTAAGTGATGATGCAGATTTAGCAAGATTAATAACGTTAGAAACATATATTGCTTCATGTTGATCACTATCAATTGAATTGGTAGATGAATCAGTAACATAATTAATTACAGGTCTATTGATATTATCAAGAATAAATTCTGTTGTTGAATCATTCAAGAAGATCATTGGTGAAAGATTCTCATTCGTGGTATTTAATGTAACAGTTGAACTAAAAGATCTTCTTCCGGCTACATTACTAAATGCCGGTTGATTTAATTCATTTGTTCTGGAGGAAATCATACGAACAGTATTTAATTCATTCTCTTGATTTGGAATCACAGGTTCTATTTTATTTTCAAAGACAAATGATGTTTCGTTTCCGTCAATACTTGTACCTGTTGTAGTCCTAATGTTTGAAGATACTGAAGTTTCTTTTCCGGGAGATAAAATGTTAAATCTCGGATTAATTCTATTGAATAAAATATTTTCTGATGCTTTAATATATTTACCACCACCAATTAATTCATTAGTAAATGAAACTTGTGGATAAGTTGCGTCGGTTGATCTATTAACACCTAAAGATTTTCCTTCAATCGATGATGTTGCACCTCTATCAATCTCAATATAATATGAGTCACTTGTTATATCAGTATCAGATATATCATAAACGACATTATTAATTCTTCTTAATGAAATTCCATTTAATTCATACTTAATTACTTCAGATCCAACTGCATGATCTTCGACAATACCTTCGACTGCTCTAGAATTAATAGTTAATTCACCCGAGATTGCAGTGCTATATCCTATTACTTCATCGCCAATTTTAACATATCCAACATTAACAGCACTGACAGGTTGTCCCTCGAAATTTTCAAAAATTGATGAATCATTGACAACTATAACTCCAGATGCTCCGGTAGTAGATAAAAGTTCGGTGTTTAATGTTGCCGGTGCACTATCAGAAGAAACATCAACTAACTTTAATTTATTATTGTTAGCATACATTCCATGATTAAAGTGTTGAACCTGTAAATAATTTCCTGAGAAAATACCTCCATCATCTGTTGAAGTCAAAACATCAATAGATGGTGACGTAACTATACTATTTCCTGCACCAACATATTTTAAATCACCAGTTGGTATAGACCCCTGAACATTTGTAAGATATAAGGTATCAATATCACCACTGGCAGTAACTGTGATAACTGCATCTCTACCAGTTTGACTTGATCCATTTGTGATTGAAACAATATCACCAGTTACATATCCCGTTCCTGCTTGAACAACTGATATTCCAGTGATAGTTCCACCAGCACCAACACCACTAACGTTTACAGTCAATCCACTACCACTTCCAAAAATATTAGATGTGCTTCTCACACCGGCCGTATAATTCAAACCAGGATTAGTTTGAAATACACCTGAAGCACTGCTCCCTGTTGAAACAATGGTTCCAAAAGTGTTGCCTACACCAGAAATTCTTCTTCCCGCAGTTAAAATGCCAACTAATGGGTCGGATGATAAAATAGTTGTTATTCCAAGAGTAGTATTTTTTGGCAATACAGTTAATGCATTTTCTTGTAAAACTGGGACATATCCGTTACTCTCATCAAGAGGAGGATTCCCAAAATGAGCAATACCGGTATTTGCTGTAAATTTAGCTTTATATAATCTAAATGTTAAATCAGATTCTTGTGCCGGAGTCCATGTGGATCCATTTTGTGATTTAAATAGACTACCTAATGCAAATTGTCTTGAATATCTGATCGATTCAGAATTTGGCAGATTTTTCGTACCAATAGTTTTTTCTCCCATTTTGGCAGTCCAAACTTCATATTGATCACTATTGGGTGCAAGTAAAACAATGGCATATTCCTGACCAGGAGCAAGATAGATTGGATAGTTAAATTTAACTTTAGTAGGATCTGACCCATCTGTTGAAGTAACTATTTCACTTGGTGTCAATGTTTTTGGTTCTCCAATGACATTTAAAGTTGGAATACCAAGTTCTACTGTTCTTATTTGAACTGTTAGTGGTTCTTCACCACTCGGTTTTGATGCTACAAATATATCTAATTCAGTTAAAAATACTCCGTTATCGTCATCATTATCACCACTAAAATCTGGTGCTTCAATATCTTTACCAACAGTAAAGGTTTGTGCTAAAGGATCACATCTACGGGTAATTGTTCTTGTTATAGTTGTATTTACAGTAGTTACTGACTGCAATGAACGGAAAGTACCATTTGCGGTATAAGTTGCATCACCTGCAGAAATTAATTTACCACCAGGTAACGGAGTTTCATTGATAGAACTACTACTTAATCTATAAGTTTTTTTACCAGTAAGAATTCTTGGATTTGGAGCAGGAGTTACATGTGGATTTTTAATGAAAAATGACCCAAATAATGATCCATTAACATCAGAAATTAATCTGAGATCTTTCACATATGCAATTGCTCCACTGGTTTGTCCAACAATTTTCGCACCTTTTTCTATGTAACCATTAAAACTTCCTTGTGCTTCGGCAGATAATGCATTTAAATCAATGTTTATGGTTTTTGAAGATTGACTATATCCAGAAGGAATGATTTCTGAAGTTACATACGGATTAGTAGAATATGTTGATGATGCAGAATTAAATGCTCCTGTCTTGTGATTTGAAGATGCTAATCTAAATGTTCCTATTCTTGTTCCTCCTTTATAAACTCTAACTGTTTCTCCTGTCTGAAATGATCCATTAGATGATCCATAGTTTTCCAGAGAAGTAGAATTTGCGATTTCTACAAGTTTTGGTATAAAGTTCAGATTACTGTGATTATCTAAGAATTGATAATGTCTTGCAAGAGGTCTTAAAAGTGTTCCAAAGAAAGAAACATTTCTTGATCTAATGTATTTTTCTCTCCCCGAAGAAACAAGAACTGTTTCTGTAGATCTACTACTAGATCTACTTTCAGTTACTCTTCTATCAAATCCAATTCTCTCACGTGATCCTCGAACTCTTCTTCTTCTCGTTCTACGTTTAATATTTTCAATAGTGCGAGGTTGAAGTCTAATAGTTCTTACCCACGTATCTGTATTTGGAGAAAGACGAATCACTCCATTATATTCTATAACATGAAAAGGATTAACGTTTTCTACTCTCGTTGCAAGAGACTGCTCAATCCAATCAATTGAATCATATTTTAGAGTGATGGTATCTCCAGTTTTTTGTACATTGGAATCTAGTAAATCAAAATTTTGTGATAAATCTAGTTGATTTTCAGGAATTTCTGAGGATGGAATTGGTCTTTGTTGTAGTGAATTTCTTATTGCAAGAGGTCTAAGTTCACCATTAACAATATCCGCAGTTGTCAAATTATTGTCTGAAGAAGACTTATCTGCAAAATCATCTACAAATATTCCACTCTTAAATCTATTATTTCCTTCGGAGTCCTCAACTCTCAAAGATTCTGTATTAACTTCCAGTAAACTTAAAGAAGTAAATCTTTCCAGATTTTCAATCCTATCTTCAAGATCACCTATGTCTCTCATAGTATATCTTTTGTTATCCACCATGGTAACTTCAGCATCATCAGAAGTATACAGATATGCTGGAAGACTGACTTCTGCCAATTGCATTAAATCATCATCTTCATTAGTTGGTGGCACAGGTTCTGTAGAAGAAACTCCTCTTCTTACAATAACACTTCCAAATTTATCTAAGAAAACTCTGTCAATTCTAGGAAGATAAAAATCATAACCAATTAAAGATGATTCTCCGGGTTTCAATGTAAATTTTGGTTCTGATCCAAAATTTCTTGATGCAAAATCAAATGGTGATGATGTTGTTACTGCAAAGTCTTGAACTCTTGGTCTAAAGTCTAAGGTGTCAGATGCTCTGACTTGATTAGGTCCTATACCAGGAATATCTTTAGAGAATCTATCAGAGTCATAACTTAAAACAGTAAACACATCTCCAGTATCTGATGATGGTACGGTGTAATGATCATATACCACTAAAAGTCTTCTTTCTGGAATTTGAGATCCTACTCTAACTAATCTAGAATAATCATAATATTCATTTCTTTGACCTTTATCTAGATTAAAATTATTTGTTATATTTTTAAATTTTCCAAATGTTATTGTCTCTATAGTAGAAACTATTCCAGATTCTTTAAATGTTACATTTTCACCTACAGAGAATTTCTGATCATTAAGATAAACAAATCCAATGTTGTTAGAGGGAACAGAGGGTGTTGAAGAAGCATTTAACACAACTCTGGCTAATGCACCACTATCACTACCTATAATATCTTCACCAATGATAGCATCACTATCAACTTGAGATATTGATGATAATTGAATCCTATCTAAAATTGGATCTGCAGTGTTGGTTGATTCATAAACTGCCAGAACCTTGACAACATCAGGTACGTTTAGAGATATTTTATCATCTTGAACTCTCAATCCATAAAATTGATTGTAAGTCAGTCCATCGTTGATCGAATCACTTGTTGCTGCACCAGACCTTGCGAGTGTTGATAGGTTTACAATATTAACGGAACTTCTACTATATTCTTTAATTTTGCTTTGAATGCCATTCTTTTTGAGAGTAACATTTACGGCAATATTACTTTCACCTGGTATCAATCCATCAATAGTTACCGTATTTCCAGTTAAATCAAAAGTATCGGATGTTATTGTTCCAATTCCTCCACCATTATAGTGTACAGAGTATCTTTCTTGATCAAATGCTTCATATGATGCAGTAGTAATACCAGTAGGTAAACCGAATGTTAATTGTCCAGTTCCATTTGTTGATTCTCCAGTAATTTGTCTAGTAATAGAAAGTTGAGAGTCTGATAAATCAACTGATGAAATATTGGAATCGGGAAGATTTGCATAAAGAAATCCATTATCATTATTTCTTAATTCAGGAACTACTAATTCAATATTATAAGTTCCATCACTACCTTTATTTCTATCATAAACACCAGATACACTATCACCAATAGCTGATACTGTTATTGAAGTCAGATTTCCATCTACTTCAATAACTCTATTATAATTGGGGTCACTATTTCCAGATACTTGATATTTAATAATGTCACCTTTTTTAATGTCAGTAAAAAGATTACCTGGACTTGTAAAAATACCGGAAGATTGTACAAAGTTTGCTTGACTAATTCCATCAATTTGTTTTCTACTTAAAACAGTATTTGCTCTAAAAGTAGTTCCAACTAATCCAGTCTGCGCTACTGATTTAATATCTCGGATACCGTAAACTTTAAAACTTTTCAGTGCTAATGAAGCATCAACTCCATTAATTGTAATTTGTTCATCAGTAACAAAAGTACCTGATGTTTGATATACATTTATCGCAGCACTATTACCAGCACCTGCTGCAACTGCAAAACCACTTGCTCCACTACTCTTTCCTTTTATGAAAGATGTTGCAGGAAGTTCGGAAGCAGATACATTCCTATTAAATATCAATTGAGTATAGGTCTGAATATCATAAAGATATAAATCCCACTGAGTTGCACCACCAGAATATGCAGCATCTGTTAAGTTGCATGTATATACTCTTGCTTTTCCTATTGGAGAACCACTATCTCCTCTCAAACGATCTCTAAGTTCAATTTCTGCATTTTCTTCTGCCGCACCTCGAACATTATTGATTCTCAAAAGATGTCCCATTTCAAAAGGAACACTAATAGATGATACATCTTGAGTATCTCTAGGTTTTTCAACGTCAATTGTTGCAGTTGAATCTAGTTCAACATCATATCCAGCAACATATGCTTTTCCAGGTGATACCTGAATACACATTAAGTCATCAGAAGGAGTATTACCCTCCTCTGTAGTTTCATTCTCTAAAAATAATCCATCATTATCAATTCTATCATTTAATGAATCTAAAACATTTAATGCAAATTCATCTACAGAATAATGTCCAGATTCATCAAAAGTTCTCTCTGCAATATAATCTCTAATAATATTGTAAACTGTTTTATCAACAACTTTTTTTATTTTTCCATCATCAACTCTAAGTATTTCTATAAAGTCAGTATCATTGAAATCTGTCAATGATTTTTTAGTTAAACTTAAAGAAATTTTTAATCTATCTGCTCCTGGCGCAGCAAAGTTAGTAAATCCTTTTGCATTATCGAATAATGTTTCATCATCCTTAGCATTAACTGTTGATTCTGTAACTTTTAAACCAACTCTATATGATGAATTATTTTTATAATAGTCTAATATTAAAGTTTCTTTGGATACGTCAACAAAAAATCCTCTTACAAAATATACTCCATTATCAATAGAAGCAGCAGATCCTGTTGCTGTTGCGTCTAAAGAAATAGTTGTTGCAAAAGTAGTTCCGGATGGAATAGTGATGCTACCATATGAAACATTATCATCAGCAAATAATGCTTCTCCATCTTCAAATACTGTGGTTTCTGAGTCGTCACCAGCTTGAGAGTATTTTACATAAATCGTTATATATTCTACTAAATCACTCTCGTTTGGAAAAACTACTTTTTTAACTGTTGCCTTAACACCAGAATTTTGACCCGTTATAGTTTTTCCAATAAAATTCTTGATGTATAATGAAATATCTGTGCCTAAACTAATTGAATTTAATTTAACAGCAGAAAAATCATTATCAAATGTTACAGCTCCTGGTAAAACCATAGAGCCTTCTTTGAATATATTATTACCAAAAGATTCTACTTGATTTTGTAAAATAGACTGAAGAGTCGTTAATTCTCTAGCCTGAACTGGAAATCCTGGTTTAAATAAAACCTTATAAAAATTTTTTATTTCATCAAAGTCATCATAGTATGGGCTGATATTTAAGTCGGTTTTTTGTGCCATCTTTTTTTAGAATTCCAGAATAATTTTAACGTCTTCTTTTTGTCTAGAGTCTCTTTGAACTTCGGGTCTATTATCGATGTAAATTATATCCCCTGTCTTTTTATTTATCTCAGGATTTGCAAGTCCTTGTGAGAAATTAACTCCCAAATTGATTTGTTTTGCATTAACTGTAATTACACTTCCATCTAATGTATTATCAACACTACTTGCTCCTCCAGATTGTGAAAAAGAAATATTTGAGGAGTTATTAAAGGCAACAATATTTGATGTAAGCAAACTTTGAGTTTGATCGACTTTATTGCCAAAACATAATGATCTATCTTGATAATACTTTAAAATTTTAGTTTCCTTATCAAAAGAAGCAACATATCCTTTTGCAACAACATTATTTCCTTGATTTTGAGAAATTTCTTCTCCAATGGTCACATCTCTGGAAGTAGTTAATCCAACAGCAAAAAGTGATGAAAACGTATTACCTGTAAAAGTAACACCCGTTCCTGCAAATTGTTCGGGATTTTTTATAATACCAACTTGAGCAAATTTCGTATCTATGGGAAAATCTTTAGTGGAATCATCAAATCTTGCATAAAGCAATACTTTATCAGTTCCTAATTCTTTGTAAATATCAGATCCATGTCCTTTTGATGGAGGAATAATTGGTATTAGTTTTGAACCTGAACCTGAATTAGTGCTTAAATCAACTATACCATAAGTATATCCCTTTCCACCTTGAGTTACTGTAATATCAGTTATAACTCCATTAGTTGTAGTTAGAGAAACTTCACCACCAGTTCCATCACCTATTATTGAATGTGTTGCATTACTGTAATTTGTGCCACCGTTTTCAATGTATACTGTTTTTATTTGATTATTATTATTTTCTGAATTCCCACCATCCCTTATAATCTGAATATCACTATCTGTTGTAGTTGCCCAATCATTTGGCACAACTATAAATTCTGTGGAATCAAATTTAATTATGTCAGATGGAGAAATTTTAAACAGATATTTCCACTTATATCCATCTGCATATGAAACAGGTTCTACGTCAGTATGTGTAGGTTCTAATGTTGATCTTGGTACAGTAGGATTCAAACCAGATGTTCCATTTTCAATACAGATATAAACTTTAAAATCACTGGTAATAACATAATAATCTGCTTCATATAATTTTAAAGCTTTACTGAATGGTGCTTGATTGTTCTGTCCATAATCATGACGATACATGTCGTATTGATTATTTGCTGTCCATTCTATTTTTCTTATAACTCTTCTAGCATTTTCTGTGGTAATTTTCTTACCAAATAAACTAGTATCTCTATAATGATTTAAATATTGAAAATTATCAACGGGATTATTCGTTGTACTTGTATTCCAATCATTTAATCTACCAAACCCAGTCGAAGTTGGATTTGATAATCCCAAAAAAGCGTAGTAAGAATTATTACTGATAGACTCTACAAAAGAACCAGCATTCAATATTCTAAATTGATCTGTTACGAATGCAGACATATTAATTGTTTTTTAGATATTTATACGATAATATTAACTTTCAATTTTTGGAAGAGCACCGGTCTTTCTTATATTAATTCCACCTCTTCTCTGAATTGTTGGATATGTGGA